GCACCCATAACACTTATAAACCCTTAATTTTCCAAATCCTGAGAAATTGGAGTCGGCACTTTACGGTTCTGGTACTGTAGGGTACGGTACGGATTGCCCAGATTGTGAGGATATAAACGTATCGTTGATTCTCTAAAAAAACGACTCGGCGATACATATATATAGGAGACCGCCCCCTACGTTTGACATACCAAATTGTAATTCGACAAATCTTTTATTAATTTACTTAGCCTAATCCCTGTTTCATTAAAATAGGCGTGATTTTCAATTCTAGGCACAAATCGGGATCATTTCGTAGAAATCGTATTTTCGAGACTTTTCAGATTGTAAAAACCTTATAATAATATTATTTATATATAAAGAATAATATTATTTTGAATTTTTTTCTTAAGGGTTTCTTTTTCTAATAGAAACATTTATATACCCTCTTTTTCACGAATCCTATAAACGTGGAGGGGGCGATTACAATCTCTAATTATTATCTAATTTATTCTATAAATGATATTATTATCTAAAGAATATCTAAATATAGTTATCTAAATCATATATACTTTTTATCTTATATTAAATACTTTAATACATATGTATCATTATACCGATGAAGAACTACGTTTAATATATAGATTTATATAGGGCTTTGTACAATCATATACAATGACTACGATTGACATGAGCCAACATCAGCAACAAGAGGAACGTACAAAAGCCGTTGCTATCAAAGTTGCAGAAGGCAAAGAGTTAAACATTTGTGGACTCAAAATCACTAGAGGAAAACCATCTCCTTTAACTGATAAAAGTCTGATTGGAGAAGACGGTAAAATCGACTATTTTATAGTAGATACAGATTGTGATCTAGATGGAGAAGGAAGTACATCTTTCTTTGGTACATCAGCAATAGCATCACAGATTAAACGTGTTCCTAATTACGAGGAAGCATTTGCAAAAGGGGATTTACTCGGTCCGGCAAAAATAGGCAAGAAACAGAGTAAGAAAACATCAGGTAAATACTGGTGTTTGTTGTTCCCAAACGAATCAGAATACTAGATATTCTTTTTCTTTTTTTTATATCATAATACTTCTATTTATCATATTAAATAATATAACTCTATGTTAAAATGTCCTATATGTAGCAACGATGTATTAAACAACTCAGATTATAGTGTCCACATGAATACAAAACACAGAGGTCAGTCATACAAAGGTTTATATCAGGCAAACAACATAAGAAAAGAACAGGAAAAGAAATATGGCTCAAGAAATAATACAAGAAAAACAAATGTGGATTCTAAGTTGGAAGAATAGATTCGGAGAAACTATAAAGTTAACCCATCAATACGACACCGATATATATAAATACGGTGAAGTGTTAATAAACGAAGGGAAACAAATTAAAGTATGTCTGATGAATCTGTAAACACAACAATAGAGAATATTGTAGATGAATTATACGAACAATCCATAATAACAAAGGGTAGATCAGATCCTGTCAGAAAATCAATACATGTTTCTGATTTAACCCAAGAGTGTATGAGAAAGGCTTGGTATAGGTTAAACGATTATGCAAAGGATTTGAAAGACTTTAAGAAAACTCTGCCTCTAGTACACGGTAATGCTTTACACGATATTTGTAACCTTGGTGGAATAGAACATGAACTATCTATGTTTTGTAACATTAAAACAATGTCTAAGAAATCAGACAAAGATAAAATAACGGACTGTGTAAAAGGATCAATGGACGATCTTGTTGAAATAGATGATGAACTAATTATATGTGACAAAAAGACAACCAAAAAGAGCATACCTAGACAAGTACCTGACAACTATGTAGCACAAATGAATATTTATAAATTACTTTATTTTATCACGACAGGAGTAGAGATTAATCGTGCTTGCATTATTTACATCGATAAATCATCTGGTTGGGAACGCCATAAATCACGCTGTTTTAATCTTGAGCCTATTGAAAGTATCCGTACAAGTGTTTTGGCAAAATTACAAATTCTCGATACAGACAGCCCACCAGAAAAAGTAGTGAGTTTCTTGTGTCCATGGTGTGATTATTATTCAACCTGTAAACCAAACAATTAGATACGTTATTATAGGGCTTTTACTTTAACTATATTATGAAAATACTACACGTAGGAGACATGGCAGGATCGGCTGCTATTACAAGTAACATATGTTCCAAAATAGGACACCCGAGTACAGTAATACAAGACAAAAACGTGGAGACGTTTGAACACGGTGTATACTATGATAATACTACATATTTTAATGACCACGATGAGATGTTGTTAGCAATAAAGGCAGCAGAAGAAATAGGATACGATCACATAGTTTATCATGACATGTTCAAACTTGCTGTAGAATCAGACGATTTACATTTACAATCTTCATATATGTTTCATGGTAACATGTTAAGACAGAACCCAGAAATATACAAAAAGATACAGTCATTGGAATCAATAGAAAACATATTTGTAACTACAGAGGATCTGTTGGTTCATGCACCAGATGCAGAGTTATTCAACAGACCTGTAGATATGGATCTGTTTACAAGTTTGGATATTGAGAAAAAAGATATAGGACTTTGTTTAACCCAAGACAGATATAAGAAATATGTTTTAGACATAATAAAAGGAAATGAGACAGGGGTATTTGTAGTTGATAGGGTAAAAAACAAAGTAACCTATGGAAATATGCCACAGATACTTTGTAATTATTCATATTATTATGATGTAAAATTCCAACCTACACACCCACCTACACTAATTGAAGAACTGTCTCAGACAGGACTACAGGCTTTGGCTTGCAAAATACCTGTATGGTCATGTGGAAAATGGTATCACAAGTTTCCAGAACGTCATAATGATGAGAATAGTGCCCGTGAGTTTATAAGGGTTCTTTCAGAATAATTTTTATGGCAAAGGGCAAGAAGGCACGCCCTGACGGTGCATTGAAAGAAATCAAAAATATTGTTAGGACAATGTATCTTTATCAAGGATTTAGTATAAGAAAGATTGCTGCCAAATTTAATGCCGATCAGGAATATGTAAGAAAATACGGATCTGTATCTGTGTCTAGTGTAGCAACCTATTGTAAGGAAGCAAGGATAGAGGCAGAACAATGGATTGACGAAGATGCCTTGGAAAAATATACAGGAGAATTTGTTCGAAAACAGCATACAATAGATGAGGAAATAGAAAAACTACGTACTTTGCAGGAAATGTTGGATTTAACAGATGAAAAAGACAAGGAATTATATTTGAAATTATCAAATGCAATGCATCAAATGTCTATGAACCAAATAAAGATGATGTCAGACATTGAACTTGTAATGCAGGTAAACAGATTCAACAAAGAACGCAGGCTCAAAAATGACACGTTGGTTATGTTAGATGAGGACGGTAAAAAAATCGATACTGCTAAAAAGCGTGGGTATAAAACCCTTAAAAGTGTTAATGAAGAAAATGACCAAAATACAGAATCATACGTGCAGGGATTGTCAGAAGATAAAGAGACAGAACAGTATAGCGATAGCGGATCTGTTGACGATGGAAATTCTAGAGATCTGTCAGGAATAAGTGACAATTAAATGGCAATAACTAGAGGCATAATATGTGGTTATTGTGGAGACAATTCATCTCAGTCTGATTATCAAATGGAAATACATTTAAGAAATTATCATAAAGAAGAAATAAATACGGCAAAGGAGAAAAACAATGCCGAAAGAGAACGTATCTATAACAGGAAGGAATAATGCCTAAAGGGATTGCATCAGAAGAAACAAAGAGACATATTAACACAAAGGCTCGTATTAATGAGGAACGTGTTTATCCAGAAAGATTCTGGTGTTATGATCCATTATCTGAAACAGAGCATTGTTGTTGGTGGCACTATATATTTTATCCTAATGGCGGTCCGGAACGTGATGGCATATTCCACCCGTGTTATAAATATGAACAAGAAATAATAGAACATCTGGAACAGGGTAAATTTGATTCTGCCAAAAAAATGATATGTGTATACAAGGCAACAGGGTTAGGACTTACAGAACTTACTTTGATGTGGATTCTATTCAAATGTTGTACAGACGATTTCTTTCAAAAAAACGAAGACGTAGTAATATTTACCGGACCAAACATCGAGTTAGCAAAAAAATTAATTGAGAGATTAAAACAGTTTGCAAATGACAGGGTAGATTATGAAGATCACGGAATGTATAAGATTCAGATAGGAAAGGCAAACATACAGGTATATCCATCAAACAACATTGATGCAGTTAGAGGTATTCCTAGAGTGTCTTGCGTATTTGGAGACGAGGCAGCATTCTTCACAGGATTAAAAGATGATAAGCCAATCAGGGTTGTAGGTGAACGTTATAGGGGTAAATCTGACTCCTATGTAATATGGGTATCAACGGCAGGAGACTTTGCTACAGGATTCTTTTATGAAATCAAGGAAGAACCAGAAGCGATGTGTCAATATAAAAGATTCGAAATGTATGAAGACAGAGGATTAGAAAAGGATTCCATAACAGGTACTAGTATATTTTCAAATGAGTTTATTGATGAAGCACGCAAGTTACCTAGTTTTCCCCAAGAGTTTCAGGGAATATGGGGTGCCAACATAGGAGATATTTACTCAACAGAGGCACTAGATGAAATTTGCGACATGGATTATGAAATAGATTATGAATTAGGATCTAAGAACAGATTAGGATTCTGTGATCCGGGATACGGTACATCACAGTTTGGTATTTGTATTACTGAGATGAGAGATAATATGCCATATGTAATTTATTCAAAGTCTTATAAAAGAGAAAGTGCAACTGCAATGGTTAAAGAAGTTGGAAGGTTGGCAGATTTATTTTCCGTAAGTAAATGGGGTTGTGACAAAGCGAATCCTGAAATGATTAAGGATATGAGACAGACACTTCATCTTAACGTAACGGGAATTTCTAACAAAGAAAGTGGCAGAAAAATGACGGTCGATGCTGCTACCAAAGTTCAGAAGAAGAAAGTTAGAATCCACCCGAAGTTCATAAATTTGAAGAAACAACTTATGACCATCACTTTTGGTAAAAACGGACAGCCTGCGAAATCTAGGGATAATCCGTTTGATGAAGGAGATGCATTTCAAGGCAATCTATATCTTAGGTTTTCTGGTTCTGGTCACTTATCGATTCAGTATGACACAGAATACTGACAAAAGATCCAACATTAACTCTCATCATTTCTATATTGTTTTTAATTAAATGAGCCACTTGTTCATTATTAATCATGTCTCTCATAAAGGCTTCATTGTGTAAATGCATAGGAACTCTGTGAACTTCTCTGATTCCATAGGATTCATAATGATCCAGAGTTTTAGATTGTTCAACGTCTCTAAAAACCCAACGTCCCTGTAACATTTCCATCTGCATCATACTTTGTGGTGTATGTTTTGCTAACATGTACTGTCTTCCCATGTATCCATTATATACTGTAACAATTCTATCTTACCCCATAGTTCAGGTTCGGTTCCGTTTGACATAAACTCTTCATAATGATAGGAATATCTAGAACCATAGACTGTTTCCAAATCATCTAAAAGAACCTGCAACTTGTGTTTATTTAAATCTAGTGTCATTCCCTATTCCAGAATATACTGCATCTGCCAACATTGCACTACATGCTAATACATGATCTAAATGATTTAATCCAGATTCATCATCATTGTTTTCTCCACCAATCCATGCAAACAAATGCCTTAACAAGGCAGAATAATATCTGTCCCAATCTAAACCTGTACCTGTTTTATAGTTAAAATTATCATATTTTAGTGCACCATATCCTAATGCTCTTCCCATTCCAAATGCTGCATGTGTAGGAATTAGACCCAATTTAGGCTTCCCATCATCATATTTTACAGAATCCATACTTCTCTATAATCAAAGCCCTTTATTAATGTTATGAATGGTGACAGAGAAACATGACTTACTTTAATCAGTTAGATTCAGAGGTATGGGTTATGGGAAATTATACAGATAATACAGGAGAAGGAATTTCAGGTACAATATATTCAGAACCTAAAATGGCTAATGTTGTTAACCTTACAGGATATACTTTAAAGATAAGATTATATGATCAGAACAGAAGAGAGGTGTTTTCAGATGATTGTAACATACTTGTAGCAGCAAGTGGTACATGGGAGTATCTTCCACCTGAAGGATATTTCAATTTTGAGTTTGCAGGAGAAGTAGAGATAGAATTAACCAAATCAGATGCAGAATTGACTGCAAAAGGCATAAACGGTTCATCTAGATTAAGAATCAGATAAAATACATGTATATACTTCTATTTATTAAATAGTTTAATAAAGATACATATATGTTCGATAAAGTCGAGATAAATCCAATAGAATCATTCGGAAGCGTCAAAATATACGAAGAAGGTACTAAATCTGAGGTAAATTTCTCTAAATGGAGTCAAGATACCAAACCAGAAGTACCTTTTGCTAAGGTTTTCTATCTAAATGACCACGATTCTAGACTATATTTAGCATCTGATACCTATGTTCAACTAGTTTTAGGTTCAGGAATGATAATTACAGGCGATAATCAAAAGGCAGTAAAAGCCTTGAAAAAATGGATTAATGATAATTTTATTGAAGAAAAATTAGAAGATGGAGCACATTCTTATATTATAGCAGGAAATGTTCTATATGAATTATTAAAAAAGGGTAAAAGAGTTGTAGATATAACAGAAATTGATATTACCACCATTACAGGAGCAAAGAGAGACAAAAAAGGCATAGTTGATTCATATACACAACATGTTAACGATAAAGATATTCAAATTCCTTCAAAAGATATAGGACATCTCAAATTTAGTAACAGAAGAAACGAATTATGGGGTAGATCATTGGCTCAGGCAGTTGTGACACCAAAAGAGGTTAATGGAAAACTAATTGACTCATCTGTAGAAGAAATGTGGAAAATTGAGAACGCCATGGTTAAAATATTCCAATCTTATGCAAGCCCTATGATGATGATTCAGTTTGAAGACGTAGGAGAGGATTTCATTGAAGAAAAACAGTCAGAATTTAAGAAACTAGGTGCAGGTGCCAAAATAATCACAGATAAGGCTTTCAAGGCTGAAATATTTGAAGTTAATCCTGCCTCAAAATTCGATAAATATATAGAACATATGGAAACTGCAATTATGGAAGCAGGTACACAGTTTGCTACTCAGATTTTTACAGCAGGATTTACTGCAAGAGCAAGTAGTGAATCTTCATCAGATATGATTAAATTAAAAATTAAAAGAATACAAAGAAGATACGGATTACAGTTAAGAAAGCAGATTTTTGACCATGTTTTATTAGGACTGGGATTTAATCCTGAAAAATCTAATATTAAGGTTGATTTCCAATTTGATTCAGAATCAGTTCTAACAATTCAAGATGTTATCGGATTATTTGAGAAAGGAACACTAAGAAGATCAGAGATTAGAAAATATATAATGGATAATACAGACGTAGAGGTAGATGTAACAGATATGGACGACACTCCACCTATCACATCAGTAACACCTACAAATGATTTGGATAAAGAACCAAAACAGGAATTTGTTAGTCCTGACGATGACGCTTTAATCATACCTGTAAAAAAGACCAAACGTAAGAAAAAGAATCCAACTACTTCTCTTGACGACGCAACCAATTAATTAAGACATGTTACATATAGAAGGCACTCTAGCTATGCCTAGAAAATCATTGAATAATAACTTTTACTTTGCATCAGAATTATCAAAAGGTGACGGTCAAACAATACCTTTACGATTAAATCATAATAAAGAACCAGACGGAATAATAGGTAATTCTACTCTGTCATGGGATAACGACAAGGAACAACTATCATACGCTGCTACCATTAATCACGCACAGGTAGAGGCAGAAGTTCAGAAACTATTGGATCAGAACTTGGACGTTAAGGTATCTTTAGGGTTATCTGCAAACGGAGAACAGGAAATTTGTAAGAATGATACAGATGAATGTATGAACGCACCTATAGATGTTTCATTTAACGAAATGTCAGTTTTGTTAGGAGAAAATCCGGGAATACCAGAGGTATCTCTATCAGTAGTTGAATCTAAATGTGGAAAACGTAATATTGAAATATATTCAGAGAATTGTCATATAAAAGATAAAATTAATACTTCTATTAGTAATGAATCCAATGATATTAGAGTAATGGTGCAAAAAACAGAAGCCGATTTAGATGCAGAATTAAATGCAAAAATTGATGCCAAAGTTGGAGAAGTCTTAGATGCCCGTTTAGCAACTGTAGATGCTGAAAAAGCAGAAGCTGAAAAAGCAGAAGCTGAAAAATTAGCAAAAGAAAAAGCAGATAAATGTGCAGAAGACGATCTTAAATGCAAGGCAGCACAAAAAGCAAAAGACGAAGCAGATAAAATCGAAGCCGATAAACAAGCACTTGAAAGTTCAATCGCTGAACAAGTTGAGAAAAGAGTTGAAGAAGCAACTAAGAAATTAGAAGAATCTTTTACAGAATCACAACGCAAATCAGAAATTACCGAATCAACAGGTAAAGTCTGGGAAGAAGCACAAGTTGAAGAACAAGTTAGTTTGATGGAAAAAGTTCTTGAAGGACAATCAGTCTCCATTAAAATCGACAAAGATGAGTTCATTAACAAACACTCTGTAATCCAACCATCTCCATTCCAAGAAGCAGTATCAACATCTGGTACTATTCCGGGCGTAGATGTAGGACAACAAATTATGGTAATTCCGGGTGGAATCTTAGTTAAATCCATTAGACCATGGGTTCAAGTTAAGAAAATCGCACAAGGAGAAGATACCGTAAGATTCTATACTCTTGACATTCCAGCATTTGGAACTATCACAGAATCAGCAAGCTCTGATATTACCCCTGCTACACACACCCTTACAGGCGTAGATGTAACAGCAAATACAGTCAGAGGTTTTAGACAAAACGTTCTCAAAGCAGAAGTAGAGAAATATCCAAAAGATCTTCTCGAAAAAATCAGAGAAACAGCAAGAACTAGAGCCTTAGAAGACGAGGTAACTATCACATTGTCAACAATCGCAGCATCAACATCACAGGATTTCGGTGCAAACCACCTTAATGCTAACGACGGTTCATTAGTAACCGATGAAACATCAGAAGATGCTACAGGTGTCATGAAGGCAGCAGGAGTCGAAGCAGCAAAAGTTAGACTTCAAAACCAAGGTCATGAACCAGACAACGGAGCAGCAGTTCTAGCACTTACACCAAAAGCCCAAAAAGAATTAATCCAAGACACAGTAATCGTCAGATTTATTCAACAAGCAAGTCCAGAGATTTCTAGACAAGGTAGAATCGCTATGTACTTCGGTATAGAGATATTCGTAACCAACTCTATTAATACTTCAAACAACAACTCTGCAAGAAACATTTGTTTCATGAAGGGTAAAGCATTTGGTCTAGCTGTAGGTCGTGATATTGAACTAGAGTTCGATAAGAACATTGTCAGACAATCTGTCGATGTCGTTGCTACACACAGAGTAAACGCTGTGGTTATTGATGCAACCGCTTATGTAATCCTTTCAAGTAAAGACGATTAGAAATAATCAATTTTATTTTTTTTACTTCTATATAATGTCGTTACCCACATTTACTATATAATGAATTTTGACGATATGACAACAAGGATTATTGACAAATTAGACATACTGGACGATAAAATAGACAAGTTATGTCAATGGAAAACACAGATGGAAACAGAATGGAAAACCCATACTGCCCAACTACAGTCCAAATCAGAAAACAAAGAAAAGAAATTTTATATTATTATAGCAATAATGGGTGTATTTTTTACACTAGTTGAAGTTATGCCTGCAATATTACCATAGGTTTATATAAGGCTTTTGTTACACAATTTAACATGAGTCTAAAAATTGATTCAAATGTCTTGAAGAATATTCAAGTTGTTCTGGTAGGAATCCTAGTTTTTGGTGCTGTTGCATATATAGGTGCAGGTGCATATCATTATGGATTTGATTCTACACAAGGCAAAGAGTTATGGGGAGAAGTTAAACTTATTGTCATAGCAGGATTATTGGCATCGTTTGCACTATTAGGTTTAGGCAGACGTGCTAGTTCAGATAAATAGGGTTATAACTGAATACAGTTTAAATACCTTATTATTTATTTTTATTCATGGTAAAGTTAACTATACCTCAAATTAACAAGGAATTAAATTTCCTTGAAGAAAACTACCAAAGGTTAAGAATCAAAACCATTCCTTATCTAGAGGAAAAGAAAAGACTGCTCAAAATGAAACTAGATATAGAAAACATGAGTGACAAACAAAAAGTTAAACTGGAATCAGAAAAGAAACCTCAAAAAACATCTACATTGAAACACAAGTTTAGTAAAGCAGGCGGTCTAGGTATTCAGGAAGAAGGTAGAGTTATTGTCGGTGAAGACAATGACGAGTATGTAAGACCTTGATTTTATAGTAGGACTTATATACCTCAACATTCTTTTTTTATTATGGACATATCCTTTCATGGGTTTGAAAATATAGGGTGGATAGAAAAGAGACGTTATCGTAAAATAATGTATCAATGGATATCAGATCATGTCAGTCATATTGAAAATGAGACCACAAAAGATTACACTTTGTCTAGAATTAAGAAATTTAAAGTAAGATTTTTTCCTACAACCATGTATAGTAAAATGTATGGATCCTATAATTGGCGTTCAGGAGATACAGGTAATTTATCAGATTTGATTCCACATGAAAAAGTAGGTCAGTTTGTTATTGATTTATTTATTTTGGATAATAAAGATGATATGCGTTTTGCATCAAACTTAATAATGATGTCACATGGTCTTGGACATGTTCTATTATACAGTTATGATTCTTCAAGAAGGATTCAATTAAATGTAGATGATGCTAGTGGAAACAAAAAAGGATCGGTTCTTGCATGGCATACGGCAGCAGTTCATAACAGAACAGAAGCCATAGACAAATCAGTACAAAGAATTGGAGATGATGAAATAGACAATCAGATTTATTATCTTCATACATATAGATATTTAAGGAAGGCATGGAAAAAGACATTGTATAGAATGTATGATTTTCGGGACGATTTAAATTGAATGATTTAAACATAATAGGATTACTATGTTCTGTATGGGACGATCCAAGAGGTGTAATGAGAATGTTGGATCAGCCTACAATTACTGATTATGATTTTGTTTGTTTCTTTGATGGTAAATATAAACAATGGGAAGGAAGTCCAGAATTTCCAAAAGATGAAGTTGCAAACATAATTAAGGATTGGGCTAACACCAAAACAGATGTTAATGTTTATTATGAATATGTTGAAGACAAGACAGAGGCAGAAAAAAGAAATCATATGTTTTTCAGAGCAGAACAGATTGGAATTGATTGGGCTTTCATAGTTGATGCAGACGAAATTCCATATATAGATAAACATGAATGGAATCAAGAAAAGGTAGAATTGGCAGATATTTCATTTGGCTGTCATAGTGTTGTATTGGATAATTATGGTATGAATCAAAGAAGACCTAGGCTGTATAACATGAGAGAAAGACCATATCTTTTAGAACAGGGAATAGGTGCACATTCAAGAATTTACAGTAGTATAGATGGAAGAGATATTGCATCAGATATTACTAAAACAAAAAGAGATGTTAGATCATTAAAATTAGTTCATGACAAGTCTTTTTATTCTGAAAAAAAGATGATAGACAGACATGAATTTGGAAAAACAATTCACTAGTCATAATACTTCTATTTATTAAACTATTTAATAAATAATTATGGCTTATGGTACCGCTTCTACTGTACAGGAATTAGTATGGGGTGCTGCAAAGGCTAATACACCTGCGGGGGTTACGTCCGCCCTTGCAAGTGCAACAGATTTTATTAATGCTAAACTAAACATTAGAACAGAATTAACAGGAGATGATTTACCAACAATTTTTGACTCTATTGCAAACCAGATAGCAGCAGGTATTTTACAGGAACAGAGAGATCCTAGACAGGAATCTCAAAGAACTGTCATGGGTAAACAATTATTAAGGGATTATATGGACGAGACAACCACTAAGACTAGAGGTAGATCATATCATATGGGATATGTTGATCCTAATTAGTGATGATTCATGGTAGTAACGATTAGACACTTATCTGGAACTAGAGAACCTCTGGATATAGTTATAGCAGCACAGTTAAACGGAAATTGGGATTCTAGTAACATAACAGATACTGTTACACCTACAATCGAGGCATTAACATATATACCTTCATTAAACGTTGAAGAAGATTTTGCAACAGATCCTAATATCATTAAAGTTAGTGCAGTTCGTAGGTATAGAACAGATGATGATGAGGAAGAACCTTTAGGAGATGATTCACATACTTGGTACACAGATGTTGTCATAGATATATGGGCAGAAGGTATCGTATTATTACAAGAATTTGAAGATGAAATAAACCGTATTTTATGGGAAATTAGACCGAACGAAAACGACAGATTAAAAAAATCAGACGGTGTTCAATCCACATTGGCAGTTGGAACAGCAAACTCTGAGGTTGAATTTTTCGATAAAACAGAAATAGAATTTGAGTTCTTAGGAAACGATGATGAATCAGCAGGTAGAGTAAGTTCAACAGGTACTCTAAAATGTGGTTGGTTTAAACTAAAGACCTAATACTTCTTTAGACTAGAATAAATCCTAAATACTTCATTGGCAGCCCATAACGTACAATCCAAACGTGATTTTGTTAAAGTATTGCAATACGTAGGAGAAGGAGATACAGTAACAACTCCTGCTAATTACGCAGCAGCAATTACATCACCAACATTTATCGCAGTAGGAAAAGTAACGGATATTAATCTACAACCTGATGTACAACATGGAGACACAGATGTATTAGGAAACGAAGACATCATCGATGCAGTTAAAACAGGAGAGTTATATTCATTCCAAATAACCTTTGAAATGATTAACACTACATTAATTAACTACGCTTTCTCTGCATCTGGTGGCGGTACAGGTTCTATAGACGAATCTCTAACATTTATGTTCTCTGAATATATTGACGGAACAGAAAACTATACAGCAATGTATGGTTGTCGTCCAACTTCATGTACCTGTTCTTTGGAAAGAGGTATGTGGATTGCAAACATGACTTTCATTTGTAAAGAAATAACTGTCCCAAGTAGTACAAGTCCTTGGAATGCAAGTACACCAACATTTGCTTCTGAAACAAGTACTGCAACTATGTCACATAGTGGAGCAGGAGCAGATCCTTTCACATGGAATTCTGTAGCATTTCCAGAAGGTAGATTTAGTACAACCGTAACAAGAGGAATGGCAGTACAAGCAGTTAATGGTACAAATCAGATCGTTTATTGTAAATCAAGTACAAGACGTATAGATTTTGCAGTAGATGTATTTGTTAAAAACAATACATTAGAAACTGATTGGTTAGCAAAGACCGAAAGAACAGCAGGATATTCTATTAGTACAAGTCCAGACGATGATTTCGCCTTTACTAGTTGTGTTATTACCTCATACAATAGACAGAAATCTGCTTCTTCAACAGATGCTTTTAGAGAGAGTATCACAGCAAGAGCAGCAGGTGTTTCTATCACATAATAGGTTTAAATACCTCTTTTTATTTTATTATATCATGATTGAGACAGATTATGAGAATGGTTGTCTTTTAATTAAAAGAGGAGATAAAGTAATTAAGACGTTTACATTCAAAGAATTTGTTTCAGCAAAACAGTTTAAACCTGTTAATAAGTTAAGAAACGAACTAATGTCTATAGCAAATGGTAAGAAAGATTCTACACAAGAACATGTAGATAAACTAGAATTAAAATTTTATAATGAAGCAACTAGTATTGCTTTAGAGAATCCTTTACCTCATGACGAAGCATTAGAGGTTATGACAGTTGCAGAAATTTCAAGATTATCCGAGGAAATTCTTGTTTTTTTAGTAAATTGGAGTTCGATAGAAGCGGTGAAGCAATACGCCAAGTCGTTGTCGGAGACTCAAAAGAACGACACAGAGCTTTAGTTAATTTCCCTGAATTAGCAGATCAATTCTTATTAAATAATTTTATATCAGCAGGATATGGAGATTTAGAACAGGCACAAAGAATCCTTAAAGATAAGGGTGCAGAATATATTAGCCGATTACTTCGTATCAAGACAATCCAACAAGAAGAAGCACATGCCGAGAACCATTAGTGTAGATAACAACTTTCATAAACAAGTTAAAGAATTGGGTGAACTCAAACTTAAAAGTAAGACTATACAGAAACAATTTATAGATATTGCAGCAGAAGGTATATTAAGAGTTGTTATTGAAAATACTCCATCTAATACAGGAGATCTTGCTAAATCTTGGCGTATAACAGGCAAAACTAATAATTCGTTTACAATAGGAACAGATCTACATGATCAATTCTTACAGGTAACAAATGGTACTGTAGCACAAACTATATATGCAAAGAACGCAAAGGCTATGCATTTCTTTATAGGCGGTGAAGAATTTTTCAGAACTAGAGTAGATATTCGTGGTGTTCCAGAAAATCCATTTTTAGAGCCAATCACAAAGGCTATGAATCTTATGATGGAAGCACTTATGTTATCTTTGATTCAACAAAACGTTAAATTATTTAGTGGTATTAAAGTACCTAGAGTAACCAAATATAATTTGTCTAAAACAGTAGGTTTAACAGGAACTAAAAGAAATACTCGCAGAGGTCGTGGTAGTGGTATTCAGAAAGCCAAGACAGGTAGAAAATCATTTAAGAGAACTCTATCAAGAAGACGTAGAACAGGTAGTTTCCTTACTTCTCAAAAGACCAAAGTGAAAGGATAGTATATGGCTAATACTAAATCCTCTAATCTTACAGTAAATGTCAATTTCGATTCCGTAGCCAAATTACAGAAAGGTCAGGCAGAATTAAGAAAGACAGGTGCAGCAGGAACAAAGGCAGGAAATGATATATCTAATTCTATGATTCGGGCAGATCAATCTATAGATAATGTACAACAATCTGCAACAACAGCAGCAGTTAAATTTCAAACATTATCACAAGGTATGCTTAACTTGTCAACAGCAGGAGTTCAAACATTTACTTCCATATCCAATTTAGACAGAGCTCATAATAGAGCAGCAGCATCAGCAGTAGGATTACAAAGAGCTCAAGATTTACTTAACAGAAAACAGTTAGCACTTAATACGGCAATAGAACAAGGTGGTGAAGGATCTGATAAAGCAAGATTAGCAGCCAACGAATTAGCAACCGCTTATGAAGACCTTGCAGTTAAAGAAGAAAAGGCTAAAATCGAACAAGCAGCAGTTTTAGATGTTCAGTTATTGTTCGCAGCAAACCTTGTTAACGTAGGTGTGTCTTCTATGCAAATTATGGGTGCTATGTTGAGTGTAAATCAAAAGAAATGGGTTATGAATAAACTTGCGATTATTGGAAGTACAATAGCAACTAAACTTAACACAGTAGCAACTTGGTCTAATATTAGAGGTAAGACAGCAGCAACAGTATCAGTAACAGGATTAACTATAGGATTAGGTGGACAAGCAGCAGCAACCACAGCAGCCACAATAGCAACCAAAGCATTAACTATTGCACTAGGTCCGGTAGGTTTAATTATTATGGGTATTTCCGCAGCCATGTTAGCATACGAAACTAATTTCTATGGATTTAAAGATTCAGTAAATGGATTCTTAGGTATTCAATCCGATCTTAACGAAGAAGTAGAAGAAGGTACAGGAATTATAGATGATTTCTCTGGTTCTATAGGTGGATTACAAAGTTCGTTTGAAGCATTGAGTACACCAATGAAAAATTATCAACAAATAATGTTAGATTTTGCTGCTAGTACAAACGATGCTAATATGGCAGTAAAGGCATTAAAATTATCAAATAACGGAATATTACCCTCTGGTTCGGGTTTTAGTTCGGGTGTTGGAAGCACCCAATCGTCAGGGGGAACAGGGGGATATAGTGGTGGAGTTTCTAACGGAGTAGGTAGTGGTGTATCTTCTGGATCAACAAGAGGTAAAGTTGGTGCTAGAGGTAGTTCTGGTGCAGCAGGAAAATTAGGAAAAATACGAGCAGATCCATTAGGTACATTTGATGAGTCGAATAAATTTTGGGCTTTAGATCCGCCATTACAAAAAGAAGTCTTGGCAGTTCTTATTCATGAAGCAGAGGGAACTAATGCAACACAAGTATATATTGATATGGCTACATTTATTTCTAATGCTACAGATGGATTCACAAAGAAACCAGATGCAAATGGTGTAAATCCTGTAGATATATTTAACTCTTTAGAACATGGTAATATGTCAGATATTTTATCAGTTGGAACTACTATAAATGGACAAACAGTTCACGAACATGATATAGTAGGTAAAAGGGGTGGTTTGTCTAGTAAAGCATTTATGCAACAATTCAAAGATTTAGACAATAGAGAATTAGTACATAAAATATTCGGTGTTAATATAGGATCTGTAGCAAACAGTATTAGTACAAATGATGCATTAAGAGTAGGAAGAATTGAAATGGAATTATCCAAATTTAGTGGCGGAGATAGACATAGGAAATTATCTGATTTTAGTAGCGGAGATAAAATATTAATTGGTATGGCATCTATAATATCACAAACAATGGGTGGTACAGGTCAATCATTATTTAAAAGAATATCAAAAGTTGCAAGATTACCTACATTGGAATTACAACAAAGATTCGTAGAAAACATAGTTGGTATTGGTGGACGAACCAGATCTGCGATATTATTACATGCTAGACGTAGAGCAGCAGAAGATACTATGACTATAGACGTACCTGAATGGGTTGAAGAACAAAGAATACAGAGAGATAAATTTTATAATTCTGGTCTGTTACAAATGGGACAAATAGCAGCAAGATTACAAAGTGGTACAGGAAGAGTAAGTGTATTGTCTAGAAGTGCAGCAAGTTCTTTTGCTAGAATGATGGGTGATTCAATGGCATTAAGTCCTAACAAATCTATTCTATTTAACGATCAAACATTACAAGATGATTTTGCTAGAATAAATCAAATGTTTGGTGTAGAAGATGATCCAAGCGATCCTAATTCAACTAGTAGGAGAGCAAAACATAGAGCAAGGGCTTTAATAACATCTACTATGGAAGCAATAGGAAGATCAACAGATAGAATGGAATCATTTATAT